TCTCTGTGATTTTTGCGTTTCCAAAGTCACCATCTTTTCGATTGGCAAACATCTGTGTCGATGCTGCAATCTGTTCATCGCTTGCGCCTGTGGCGCGTTGAATGGCGCGCATTCTGTTCGCGTAAATATTGAAGTTCTTCATGTTGGCTTCGGTGCCGCTTGATGCGAAAGCCTGGGAAGTGCCTGGATACTTTAGTTCAATTTCAGTTGCCGCAATGAGGTCATCTTTGCTGAGGTTCTGGTCTTTCATCGTGTTTTGCACACGATTGATGGCATCGACGATTGTCGAATAATCCATCCCTGATTTGATGTTTAACTGTCCAAGCATATCGCTGGCATCTTTGCCCGAGAAGCCTTTCACGCGTACGGCCTGCCTTTCGCGGTCAAGTTGGCTTTCTGCTGCCTGCGTTGCCGCCTGAATGCCTCCGCCAATCATCCCGGCTGCACTTTTGCCAATGGATGCGACTTTGCCTGTTACACTCTTAAATTTCTCGAAACCGCCTTTTAGATGTGTACCAACAGCAAGTAACTTTTGAGATCTGGATAGCTGTTTGTTTGTCTCCCCGACAGCCTGTGTAACTTTCTGCTGTTTTTTCTCTTCCTGCTCGACCAATTTGAGTTTTTCCCGAAGCGCCTTGAGCTGATCATTGCGTTCTTTGCGTTCCTGGGAAAACCATTTCAGGCCTTTCTTATTATTCAATGCCTCAATTTTCTGGCGCAGTGCTTCGCTTTGGGATAGGTGCTGCGCGGCTTTCAGCTGATAACGCAATTGCTGATTTCTCTTGATTTGATCGCGAAGCAGGTCGTTATTCAGCCCCGCTAGCTTTTCATCAATCTCGGCAATATCCTGTTTGAGTTTGAGTTCCTCTTCTAGCGAGCCCGCGCGTTCGAGGTCTTGCTCCAGCTTTTCGCGCTGAGTCGTCAATTCCTCGCGGTCAGCGGTATTCTTTTCCTGCTCGGCGCGTAATTCCGCATACTTCTTTTCGAGCTCCGCAATGGCTCGGCCAGATTCTCGAGCAAATCCTTTTGAGAGGTGCTTGAAATCCATTGAAGTGTCTGCAGCCATCTCGTCAAACATTTGCATGGCTTTTTGTGCCTGCTTTGTCGCGTCATCCAAATCGATAGATTTGCCGACTTTTTTGAGCTCATCCCCAAGTTGGCGAATGGAATCCTTTGTCTTGTCGTCTTTTACAACGAGGTCAAATGTGTATTTGGACGTAAGATTGCTCATCTGTTCACCTTGCGCTGTGTGCTTGCTTTTGATAGCAAGACCTCACATCTTAATCGGGAAGTTCCCACATGTGTTGGAATTGCCCGGTAGCTTTACCCGTGAGGTGTTGCTATGCTGACGAAATATCAAAAACCGAGTTCCCATGATGATTATGATCCTGTAATCACCTTTATGTTTGCTTTGGGAAACTTCTTTTATACGCTTGCTGCCGCAATAATTATTTTTCCTTTATGTTGGCTTTTCTTCAATCTCACTGTAGCAATCGTTGTAACCATAAGCCTATTCGTTCTTGTACAAGTCCTCACGTTATGGTGGTGGTATCACTAACAGAATGACTTTATGCCATATCTAATACATTCAAAGTGGAAATACAGCGCTTCGATCGGCATCTCAAGCAATCGCGTAATATCGGTGTGAAAGTCGATAGAAAGACGACCAATCACTCCATACAGCTTGATGATGTCCGATGGCGCTCTTAATCCGCATGAAGCCAAAAAAAACCTGCCTTTTTGGCAAGTGCCAAAGCGTCTTGCATCGACAGCCTTAAAAAGTCGCTAACCTGCAAACCTTCTGTCCCCTTGATGGCTGCCAGAAACCCAGATGCCAGCTGAAACTCGAACTTAAGCTCCTTATCGTTGACAGCCTCCATCAAAGATACAGACTCCGCGTTAGATACAAGCGTCTCCATTTTTTTGACCTGGCGCAAATCAGCAACAGATAATTCCTCAAAATTGAGCTGAAATTCCGTGATTTCTTTGTCGTTTTGAAGTTTGAACGGCTTCGAGAGTGTGAGTGTTTCCATGGATACGCCTCCTGCGCTTAGTGGTCCTCATGCCAGGCGAATGCCTGCCAAGAGGACAGTACCACGAAGCAGGGTATGTGCCCTCGGAAGTGACCGCTATTTTTTTCAGACTAGGATCAGGCTTCTCGTACGCCCACGAAATGCCCCCGCACTTCAATCACATTCGGCTGTATGCCGTCCAGCCCGAGGTGCACCCGCGCCCGCTGCATCCTGGCTCGGGCAAGGAGTTGTTTGGTTTGTTTTGAGGTGAGAGGCATGGCTCACAATCTCCTATTCATCGGAATCCATTGATTCAAACAACTGGCATTCTACCGTCTTCCCATCTTTACCATAAGCACCTATCACCTGAACAAAATAGCCTTTTGCATGACAATCAACTGCAGTGGCATAATCTGTTCCTTTGAGGCGTACATTGACGGATTTTAGTTTGTTGTCTGATGTCTGATATTTCAGTGTTATGGTTCCAAACTCTCTTTTCTGCGGATCAACATCGGACATGCACTTCGTTATTCTTCCATAGTACTTATTTTCACGCTTTATGCGTTTGTTAATATTATCAACAACTCGTTTAATTGGACTGGCAAACTCATGATCAATTGTTGCACTATGAATAGTCGGCATAGTCGATTTTGATGCACTATTCCAATGGGCATTAATTCCCAAAACGCTCGTATGAGACTCGATAATCGAATGCAATGCACTCAGAAACATTGTACTCATATCAGGTTTATCTGCATTCAATAGATTATCTTCGTTAAATGTACCATTCTTTATGGCTTCTTTTAACCCGTTGACTGTATTTAATAGTTTGTATTCAATTGAACGAGAAAATGAATAATTCATCTCAGGGAACAAAGGATATGGAGAATCAATAATCTCATTACAGATTAGTGGAACCGAATAGCTTCCGATTTCGGTTTGACCAAATCTGCATCCTGACAAAAAATCTTTAGCACTCTCTGTCTTTCTGCCTGTTTGATACAGCTTCGGCGAAGTACAATCAAGTGCCGTTGCGACAATCAGTTTCTTTACATTGTCGTAGAAATTGACAACTTCATCCATGTCATAAGTTCCAATGAGCACTTTCTCATTTTCAAGTCGAAATCGCAAAACATCCGCTTTTGAAAAGACTATCTCTAACTGCAATATGTTTTTAGACAACCCAGTGTATTCAACCAATGTTTGAACTGTTCTGCCAATTGCGTCTTCATAATCACAAAGCTCGGTAGACAATGGGACCGTCACCTGCCATCGTTTATTGTTTCGACGAGTTTGGAAAATAGCAATATCATCTCTTTTGTTATTGATTTTATTCCAGCCAAGTTCGTTTAAATATCGGGTCAAATCGAAATGGTTAATTCGCATCATTCTTCCTCCGCAACCTTGTGCATCAATTTTAGCAAACTGTCTGGTGTCAACACGTCAGTCTCAATGTCAAAATGAACGACAGCCTTTCCCTTGTTAAGTTTGTCTGGAAGCTCCTTTAATGATTTATAATACATGCATTTACGCAGTATCAATTCATTCGTACTACATGTCACCCAATCAGGTTCATTTTCAGGCAAAACGAGCAAGGCCAGAAAACGCTGATTTGTAGATTTCCTTTTGAGATCACGATAATTCTTGGCATCAAGATCGTAACTGATTCTATTATCTTTTTGCCGCAGTTGCATAGATGTTGACTTAAGCTGGAGCTCAATCGTAACGCCTACATCAACGCCATCTTCTCTGACTACGTCACGGGTCAAAAAGACATCTATGCCGTTTTCATCGCGTCGGTTTCGAGTCATTGAGATATTGCTGATAGCTGCAATAGCTTCCAGATAACTCTCAGACAAGTCTTCTTTTCGGTTACTGTCAATCATCTTCCCATCTCCCCTGCCTTGCCCTGGTCACGACACCAATGGGCACATCTTCTCTCATATAGCAACCTTCTCCCCCAAAGTCATCATATTCAAGCACGGTGAGCCGGGATGCAAGCCTTAAATACACAAAAAGCCGCCCCATCCGGAGCGGCTTTTTTCGTGCCTTCGGAATCGCTGCGGCGCTGATCCGCGCCTCAACGATCACAACAGCTTGTCAACTTCGGACCGATAGTCCACTTTGTTGATGACGAGCACGCCAGCGGCGCGGTCGATGTTGTGCAGCTCTTCGCCGTCCACGACAAGGCGGTATTTGACGACCGAGACGTTGTAGTCTGCGGTGCCTTCGGCACCTGGATTGACCGCAGATGCCGGAACCTGCGTGACATAGCCGCTGATATAGCACACGCCCTGTACGACGCGGATGGCGCCGCTTGGATCGGTGACTTCCTGCGCCCATCGCGCTTCGTAGCCCATCAGACCTTTGCCAGAGAGTTTGGCCGAATAGGGACTGACAGGCACCGTGATCGACAGGCTCATGTCCGCGATGCGGCTCTGGTCGGGCACGGTCAGACTGCCCATCATCTGGACAGTGCCCGTCTCGAACGTGACCACAGGCGGCGTGATCGTGCAGTCGATGGCTGCCGGATTTGCCGCAGGCTTGCCGTCCGGCGCGGGGTAAATCGTACAGCCCTTGATCTGGCCATAAATGGGAATTCTGTTCATCGCTTCCTCCTATCAGGCTTCGTAATAGACCGAATATCCGGCACTGGTAAATCCGACATTGAGCTGCGCATATTTCATAGGCGGCGTGACTGTGGCCGCAATCGACCACACGAACTGTCCGAGCGCGATGTTGTCCGCCGGATTGTCTTCCGCCAAAAAGCGGCATTCCGCTTCCCCGATAATCGCGCCGACAGACCGCAGATAGGCCAGATAATCGTTCTCTTCCTGAATCACGCTGTTGCGCATGGTCAGCGTCATCGGTTCGTCCACGTCAAACCGATATTTCTGCTGGAACCTGTTGCTGATCGTCTGGAGCACTCGGATATTGCTGTCATATCGCGCGCGTTCGTCGGTCACTGTGCCGTTGGACATCGCCGCGGTGTGATCGCCCCAAGTCACATAAGTTCCGCCGCCGACATTCAAAAACGTCACAATGCCGTTCTGCTGAATCTCTGTCGCATCGGCTTCCTCCATCGAGATAATCACGCCATCCGCGCGCAGGCAAGCGCCAAGGATGCTGACGTTCGTGTTGCCGATAGAACGCACGGGGATGTTGTTTCGCGCCGCATCGTTTGCCGCATAGAGCGCACAGACGACAGCCGCGCCAGAAATGACATTGCCGGATGCCGATTTGACCGATGGCCATACGGCGATGCCGTTCTCGAACTTGTTGCTGTTCGTGACCTGCGCCGGCTGCGCGATCCCGCCTACGGCTTGCGACGCCGATTGTACAACGTCAAACACGGCCATGCCGTCCCAATGCCCATTGCACTTCGTGGCCACAGTCTTGAGCGCAGTCACAATCGCGCCGGATGTCTTGCCTGGACAGCAGATCAGGTTCGGCACTGCGCCATAATTTGGCCACAGCTTCTGCACGGCATAAATGCCCGTCTGTGCTGCCGCAGAGCCGATATAGAGCGCGTCTGCATCCAAGTCTTCTTCGGCATTGTTCGGATCATGCACATTGATGAAATATGCGCCCGAAATGCCGACAATCGAAAATGCGGCTTCTGCGGCCTCGCTCAGGTTGAAGCCAGAAGACGCAAGGCCGTCGCCGAGCTTCTTTTCATAGTCCGACAGCGACGAAATATAAATCGGTCGGTTGATCAGGTCTTTCTGTGCCCAGTCATCGACATTCTCGATCTGTGCCGCACCAATAAACACGATGTTTGTGCTGGTATCGACAGGCGTACTCGCCAACGAAGGCACCAGCTGCGCATAGACGCCATACTTTTCAGGCATTGTTTGTCTCCTTATAGAAAATCTTCTTGAATAAACTGCGTGAGAGATGCGACGGTCGCCGTGACCTGGCACTGACAGTAGGGGAAATCCTCGAGATCGGCAGGCGGCACAAGCCGGATATCCGTCACGCCGGCCTGCGCGCGAAGCGCGTTCATCGTCTCTTCAGCCAGCGCAAGGCAGTCGCTGAACAACGCTTCCTTCACGCCGTCCTCGGTGTAGCCGTCGATGTCCTGAAACTCATAGTGGTCGCCCACTTTGACGGTCTTTTCGCGCTCGAGGATGGCTGAATTGACGACGACGCAATGACAGACAATCGCGAGCGCATTCCACTCGCTGTTCACAGCCGCTTCGCGAAGCTCGATGGTGATCGAAGGGCAGGCCGTCGGCCAGTTGTCGCCCGTGCGTTCGGCGCAAACGAGCGCGTAAACCGTCGGCTTGGCCTGCGTGTGCACTGTCTGGCTCTCCTCGGTCTTCCATGCCAGCCCTTTGGCCGAAAAATGCGCATCGAGTGCGTCTTTGATGCGCCCGATGGCGCCCGTGATTGTCGTTGCCATTTACTTCTTCTCCAGTGACAGTTCGCGGATGCCCATGTTCAGCGCGCTGGCGACAATCTTGAACGCCCTGCCATTCACATAGAGTACGTGATTCTTGCCCAGTTCCAGATCTGCCTGTTCGGGCATGAACAGCTTGATCGCGAAGGCGTTCAACACCTCGCTCATCGACGCATTGAACGTCACGAGATCGGACTGCAGCGACCCCATGACCTTGCGCTCGTTCGTCTTGTTCGTCGAAACCGTCAGCTCTGCGGTGAAATCGCGGAAGTCATTGAAGACCGCCGCGTTGTCAGCTTCAAGAATGTCGCTCAGTCGCTGCATGTCAGGCGCTCCAGATCGCGTAAAGCGTCATGTTGCCTTCCGGCTCGATGACATCTTCATCGTCATAGACGACTTCGCCATCGGCAGCCGTCGCCCAGCCTTCGAACGTCTTGGTCGATTTGGTCATAGTGCACGCGGGAAGCGTGGCTTTCTCGCCCATATCGACGTTCAGCGCATCCATAGAGCCAGAGCCGGTGTTGGCATTGAACGTGATGACCGATTTGAACACCATCTCGATCTGCGTGTTCTCGACAGGCACCACGATCTTGTTGCTGCCGTCCGGCGTGAGCGTTTCGCCATCCACTTCGAAGCGCGCGAAGGAGTATGTGCTCGAGGAATCCGCGCAAAGCGCACTGTTGAGCACGACTTTGCTGCCGGCTTTGGCCTGTTTTGCCAGGACATAAGGCACTTCGTTGCCGTCGTAGGTGGCAGTGTCGAGCAGCGACACGATATCGAGTTCCGCGAACGGTCCTTCGGTGGCATTGCTGACCTCGTTGGAGTTCTCGGCGAGCATCGTCACCCAACCCCAATGCGCGCGAGGCGCGGCGCAAGGATTCGATTCGCAGCGGATTTCGACGGTCTGCGCGTTCACGTCGATAAACTTGGACATCGCGAATTTGCCAGCCACCGTGATATAGCCGTTCTCGTAGTCGTCATACTGAAGCGCGAACGGATTGACGAATGTCGTGGCTGCGCAGAGCGTATGGCCGACATTCGGGCTGAGCACGCACACGAAGTCTTTGGGCAGATAGGATTTCCACTCCTTTTCGTCCTGGTCATAGTACATGCCCGAATAGACGATGATATCGAGACGGTGCCCGAAGAATGCAATCCAGCCCACATATTCGGCTTCGCCGCGTTCATCGTCGTCCATAGCGCGGTTCGGACCGAGCTCGCCTTCGTGCTGGCGCGGACATGCGGTGAACTTGGCGAGGAAGTCCTGATCTTCCTGAAGCAGGATCCAGGCTTCCGGCGCAATCAAAAGCTCCTTGGCTCGTCCGCCATGCTTGATGAGCGTGCGGACCATCGCCTGAACGTCGCGATAAGGTGTCGCGCCATTCTGCCCCCATGCGATGGCAGGTTTCATGCGCTGTTCGTTGCCGATCATGACGCCAGGACGTGCCGCGTCTTCCTTGAGCTGATAGTAGCGAATCTCGATATCGACCGGCGTGTCATCGCTCGGGCTCGTCGGGATCTGGCCGCGGATCGCGTTGTTGATCAGGACTTCGACGCACTGGCGTTCCATCGAACGCGTGTTGCGGTTGGCAAGCCGCAGAGCGGTCTTGCGCGTGAGCGCGTCATAAGCCTGGCTTTTGGTCGGACGGACTTCGCCGACCTGACGGCACAGCCGCTCGAACTCGGTGCGCTGGCGGTTCTTCGGATCC